GTAATTCCTCATACACCAAGAATTTTGCTCTATGGTATACCGGGAACAGGTAAAACATATCAAGCAAATACTCTTGGATTAAAGAAAGACCAACCAACGTATGCAATAACACTTTCAGCAGATAGTACGGCTAGTGAACTTATGGGACATTATATAGCTACTGATGACGGAGGATTTGTGTGGTTAGATGGTGTTGGTGTTAAGGCATGGAAAGAGGGTGCTAGGTTAGTTATCAATGAGATTGACAAAGCTGGTATAGACGTGATGACTTTTCTTCACGCTCTATTAGATGACCCAAAGTTCGCCAAGTTCACACTACCGAACAAAGATAAAGAGGAAGTACGTCCTGCTGAGAACTTTCAAGTTGTGGCTACCATGAATGGAGAGCCTGCTGATTTGAGTGAAGCACTAGCAGACAGATTTCCTGTACAGTTCGAGATTGATGAAGTCCACCCACAAGCGTTGGAGACTTTACAAAAGAAACTTGCCTCTGTATATCAAGACCAAACTGATAGTGCAGGATTTTCTATACGTAAATGGAAAGCCTTACAAGAACTAATGGACGCAGGTGTTGAAACAGTTGACGCTGTTAAGGTGGTGTTTAAGTCCGATAGCTATGCAGTAAACGAAGCATTAGGAATATCTAATGACTAAGTTATTTGCTAAGCAACATAGTTCTACCAAAAAAGGTTTACCTTTTATTCTACCTAACCTAGCTCTGATTGGAGATAGGGTTAGAGAGTTCAAGGTAAAGTACACACCTACCCCTCACATACAAGAAAGACGGCATGATATTAATGTACCAAGCTATCTGATTGTTAAAGATGAGGACAGTAAACAAGTACTTATAAGAGGTGCAGTATGGAGAGTTAAACTATTCTATGATATGAAGTTTAGAGATACAAGTCTTTTAAACTATTCAGCACAGATGTTGTATGCTCTCAAAGTAGCTAATATAAAGAAACATAATGTTCTAAATGACATGTATGGAGATGTGCATACAAGTGGTCTTAATGGTGGGAAAGTAATTTCCTACTCTTTTAGAGCAAATGCAACTAAGGCAGTAGAGAATGGCTCTGCTACCAAAGAGCAAGAAACTTTTCATCAGTTATACAATGCACCTGTTAAACCGGGAATAGACGCAGACAATGTTGTAACGGGTGTCATAAGGTTAGTCAAAGAACTTTATGATGATAACGACATACCTGCTTTTATGAGAAAAGTAGTAGAGATGTGGTGTCTTGGTACTATACATGACTTAGATAGAAATAGAATATCTAAGATTATTATGCAAGGAGTAAGGCATGAAGTGGACTTTAAAACTCCAGAACATATTGTACTAGCAGACAAGAATGTAATAATCAATGCTTTCTACAGAGCATGGAACATAGTCGGAGATACCCATGATTATGTATTCTGGAGAATGAGTATAGAACAAGGGTCTTGGAAATGGTACACAGATGAGGACGACAATAGACGTTCCAAGTGGGTTGCTAAGAAACTTGATGATACAAAAGTTCGTTACAGAGTTAACAAGATACGTAGAATGTTGGAAGGTAAAGACGGCAGACTTTCATCTCAACTTCCAAATGGATTGCCTAGTCTTGAGCAAAAGAGTAATCAAAGTGGAGATGACGATTTGTTAGTTCTACCTAAGAATATTAGTGATGAGTTAGCTAACGAGATTATGGAGAATGCAAGTTACCGACACAAACATATGGTTGCTTTTGAACAGAATAGTGTAAAGGGTTTTCATGGTAAAGCCAAGACAAAACTATTCAAACCAGATGAACGGGTTGACAAAGCTATTAGAGAGCTTAGAAAATCAAGCTCTGATAGAGGTGTTGTACCTAGACGTATGCACAGAATGGCTAGCGACAGAAAAGTTTTTACTAGAAAAACTACTGTTGCAGGTGGCTCTATGATGATTGATTGTTCAGGCTCTATGGGGCTAAACAAAGACGACATCAAAGAAATTGTTGAACTATTACCAGCGTCCAATGTCGCAGGTTATGTAGGTTACAACAAAAAGATTGATGGCTTTGATGGACAAATAGAAATCATAGCTCAAGATGGTAGGATAAGTAATTCTGCACTAGATAGCTTGAGTAACTATGGTGCTAACTCTGTTGACTTAGATGCTTTACGTTGGTTAGCTGAACAACCTGAGCCTAGGATATGGGTGTCCGACCAACAAGTTCTGGGTGTAGATGAAGAAGGTAGAATGGAATATCTCGATAATCAAGACCGATACGAGATTTCTAATTTTATGCGTAGAAATAATATTATTCCTATAGAAGAAAGGGAAACAGTATTAAAGGTAGCTAAACAGCTATCCCTTAAGTAATAGGTAATCTCTCTTACCTATTGCCGTACTAATAAATTAGGTGGTTAGACTTCGGTTTAGCCACCTTTTTTTTTATTTCACTACGCATATGCGTACACATATATCTATATATCCTTGCAACTAAATCACAACCATGTTATGCTCTAACCTATGAGTAATGATACAAACAAAACAGGAAGTCCAGATGTCCAATTCTTATTGAATGAGGCAACTGCTAAAACTAAATCAGGGGGTGTCCAATGGTTTGAAAGAATACCAAAAGACGCAGTACCTTTTATAGAAACACTATCGGACAGGGTAGAAAATCAAGGCGTGAAAGCTAACGCTAGGGTTGTATGTGAGATACTACAGAGGGAATTTAACTTCGAGGTATCACGTTCACGTGTCCGTATATGGTTAGCACAATTGGAGAAACGCCATGAGCAAGAAAATATCTAACGATAAAGAACTCTTAGAGCTTATAGCTGAGGCTGAGAGCGATAAGATTAAAGACCTTAAAGACACTAACACAAGGTTGTTAAAACAAATAGATAAACTCAAAGACAAAAAAGCCGATATGGTTGAGGCAGTCTATCAAGGTGCTAGAGATGGTATGAGAACTTTACAGTTCCCTGACATAAACAAACCAACAATAAAAAAATCCCAAAAAAAAGATGAGCAAATCTGTGTCCCATTGATATCAGATATTCAACTCGCAAAGAGAACCCCAGACTACGACACTAATGTAGCTGAGAAAAGAGTTAAGCTCTACGCAGAAAAGATAGTTAAGTTAGCAGAAATACAAAGAGCTAACGCAACTGTAAATAAATGTGTGGTGCTTTCATTGGGAGATATTGTTGAGGGAGAGCTTATATTTCCGGGACAGTCACATTTAATTGACAGTTCTTTATATAGACAAGTAACTGTAGATGGTCCTAGAATCATGCACACTTTCTTTTCTATCTTATTAGAAAACTTTAAAGAAGTGGAAGTATACTGGGTTATAGGTAATCACGGGGCTTTGGGTGGTCGTTCACGCAGAGATTATAACCCTGAGACAAACGCTGATAGAATGTTAGGTAAAATATTAGACACTATGTTCGCGGGAGAGAAACGCATTAAGTTTCATATCCCTGAAGGCGTTGACAATCATTGGTACACAGTAGCTGACTTAGGCGAAAAAGCTAAATTCTTTTGTTTTCATGGAGATAACATACGTGGTTCAATGGGTGTTCCTTTCTATGGATACAATAAAAAGATACTAGGTTGGAAAGCTCTTGCAGCAAATGGTTTGATGGAGGACTTTACACACGCAGTAGCAGGACATTACCACACACCAACATCACTATATATTAATGATGTACGTGTATGGGTAAATGGTTCTACTGAAAGTTATAACAGTTATGCACAAGAACAATTAGCAAGTATGGGTAGACCATGCCAGTTTACATTGTTTGTGAAACCTGATAAAGGAGTTACTGCAGAGTATCTAGTGCAACTAGAGGAGTAAATATGTCACACATATGTATGTATTGCGGGAGAGCATTGTTTGTTAAACAAGCAGAGTTAGTTTGTCTTAACAGTTTATGTAAACTCTTTCGCAAAGAACAGTTTAAATTGACAGATATACCAATAAATTCAGAACAAGTATAAGCTATATACACGATTAGAAAGGAGTGTTCATGGATAAAGAAACACAAAAAAAACTTACGAAAAACTTCCCAAAGGAAGTCGTAATGAAAGCCCCTAAGGGAAAGTACGGGGACTATGTTCCCCATCACTTATATACACAGAGATTAGTTGATGTAATTCCTGGTGGATATGACTACACATATGAGGTAGTCAGAGGTGCTGACAATAGTATTATAGGTGCAAAGTGCAGACTGTACATTAAATCAACAGACCAAACCATAGAGGAAGTTGGAGATGTAGATGTCAATGCAGTTAAAAGAAACATAACAGAAAGTGAGCTACTTAAGTTAGCTGTGTCTGATGGCATTAAAAGATGTTGCATGAGGCTAGGCATAGGGCTTGAGTTATGGACAGGTGGTGTATCTGAGGAACATCACTATGCAGAAAAAGTAGAAGTAAAGCCAACGACTAATCGGGAGACTAATAAAGCAGAGGTTGTAAGCACTCCTTCCTCTGCTCCGTCTCCTAAAGTTGACCCACCAATAGAGACAATCACAATAGTAACTAAAGGAACAATAGAACCTAAGTGTCTTTCTTGTGATAGCGAGCTATGGGATAACAGATTAGACAAAGCTAATGGTAAAATCAAAGCTACATATCCTGATTGGAAATGTAAGAACAAAGATTGTGACAATGGTAATCCTAGAATATATTACATTGATTCATTTGCTAACGATAAGAAAGCACCTGAAGAATGGTTTATGCCTGAGATGCCTAAAGCAAAAGACATAGATGATATCGAAGAGGGCGTAGCCCCCTTTTAATTAAAAATAGCAGAAGCCGAGGTAGAAAGGATAACACCCTCGGCTTTGCTGTTTGATTTACTTACTTGGTTTTACTGGTTTTGGACCAACTTGTTTCTTAGCGAACTCTTTCACAACAACCAAAGCTGCTGCTCCACCTGATAAGGCGGCGAGTTGTACTGCATTAGCGTCAACACCAACAAGTGGTGCTACTGTTAATGCTGATATAAACGCTTCAACAAAAGTCCATACAGTTTTACTAAGAACGTCTTTGTATTCTTGGCTCATTGTATACTCCCATGCTTCATTCCATGGCGTCCACACTACGTCCGTCTTGAACGTACCATCAGAATTACGACTTCTTTTTAACTTTTCAAACATTATATTATGTTCCTCTTATCTAGCTTAGCGTTGAGAATTTGTATCTCTCCACTAATCTCTTTTAATTTATCTTGAACATCAGTAGGTTTTTCTGCGTTAAGTAGTTTGTCTATAGTGGTATATTCAATAGAAACTTCTTTACCCTGTAACAATTGATTAGAAACTTTCGCATACATTTTCTTGTACGCTACCGCACTCGAACCGATAAACCCATCTTTAGAGATGTCTAAGTCTTGCTGACTTTCTCCGACAATAAGACAGCCCGAAGTATGCTCATCTGTGTTGCCAGTGTGTATCAGTATGTAAGTAAAGTTAGGTACATTTTGTACGTGCAACATGCCATAGTGTGCATTCTTGTATCTCTCTGTGTACTTAGCATGGAATCCACCAGTCTTTCTAAACTTTATATCATATGTACCCTCAGGGATACAGGTCTCGTGCATAACTTTGACTGCTTGATACTGGTCTTCTAGTGTATAACATTCAAAGATACCATCAATAAATAACATTCCATTGGTCGCATCTTTTCCAAATTGGTGTCTCACAACTTGTAACTTCATTTACTTACCTCCACAACAGCCATTGCCACAACAGTCCATGTTAATCTCCTTTTCTAAAACTAATAGTTAACAGCCATATAGCTAGTGTTATGACAGTAGCTAGCCCAGTTACTTGCTGTGCTGTACCTGTGAGGGTAAGCGTTGCAATAACTAAACCTACTAATGTCCAGCTAAGGTTGAGAGTTTCTTTAATTGCCGCAACAATCCAAGAACCTAACTTCTTTATCATTAACTTCTCCTAAATATAAACGCTGCCATACTAGCTATTCTAGTCAGAATAACTGGTACTACAACTTCTTGTGCTTTTTCTCGTTGGTCTTGAGTCATATCATCACCAATACTAGATAGTGTGACATCTTCAAAATCTAAATCTATAAATGTTTCTATTGGATTTTCAATAAAGGATTCGTACTGTACCTCTGTGACGACATCAGCAAGTGTGTAATCTTCTACATCTGTATTTTCTACAGCACGTTCTACGTATTCTTCTACAGCTTCTGCTATAACTTCGTCATCTTTAACAGACTCAGCAATAATAGCTACATCCTCTGCTTCTACTTGTAATACTTCAGCAACAACTTCTACCTGTTCTTCAGTAAGCTCTGCAACATCTGCTATAGCTTCCTCAACAACCTCTTGTATGACTTCTTGTATTTCCTCTGTGACTTGGGATAGGTTTTGAACACCGATATCATTAACCTCTTCTAGTACTTCAATGACTTCTTCTGTTTCAAGTTCTTCTACATATTCTTCAACGGCTTCTTGAAACTCTTCTTCAGTAAATTCTAATTCGGTGGAACTTTTAGGTATCGTGACGATTTCTTGTATTTGTTCAATTTCTTCTGCAATTTTTTCTTCTGTAAATTCTGGCTTCTCCTCAACATCTTCCTGTATTGGCTCATCCAAAACTTCTTCGACATCTTCTTTAACTTCTTCATCTATAATCTCCTCTTCTATTTCATCTTGTATTGGTATTTCCACCACGATTTCTGGTGCAATATCTTCCAAATCAAATTCAATAATCTCGAACTCAATAGGGAGTTCTTCAAACTCCACAACTTCATCTTCAAATACTTCCTCTTTAGGTGGGTCGAGTACAACAACATCATCCTTAGGAATGATGACATCCACATCTTCTTTAATCTCTTCAACAATCACCTCTTCTTCTGTAATAATTATTTCTTCTTCTATGATATCATCTTCAAAAACTTCTACCTCTTCTATTATGATGAAGCAATCGCCTCGCTCTATCTGTGCATTAGTCATAAAACAACCGAACTCAGCTTCATTATCCACACGCTCCTGGTCACGCTCTATAGTTCCATCATTAACATCAGCTTGTGTATAGGTCTTATCAACACCTTCTACTTTTACATCAACAATAATCTCTTGTGGTGTAGGAGGCGGTGGAGGTGGTGGAGGTGGTGGAGGTGGAGGTACAGTCGTAGTAGTAGTTGTAGTAGATGTAGTTGTAGTACTAGATGTAGTAGTACTAGATGTAGTAGTGACAGGTATCTCTACATACTGCCAGTACAAGGTATCTAATAAAGATATATCAGTTAGCGTTACAGCAAACGAAGTTATAAATTTGTCTGTATTAGCTTCATCATTGTTGTAATCAGTAAATGATTTATAAAAGTCATCATACATATTATCAAAATCAGAAGTACTTTGACCAGATTTGTTTTCTGTTTCGCTTGTATTGTCTGCATAATTCCAAGTAACAGAGTACGCATTGTTAACTGCACCTATCATAAAACCTACTTCATAAACATCTTCTGTAAATTCAAAAGTATAAGTTCCTTGTATTATTGCTAATGAAGAACCTGTTGTGTTATAAGAACCTTGTTCTGCTGAATAAATATATGCAGCTTGGTCACCACCACTAATAGTTAAACCTGTTTCGTATGTATCATCCTCAAATGCTTCATTAACTGTAACTTCATTGGGTACTTCTTCTGCGAATACAGGGGTAGGTATTAATAAGAATAGTGCTAGACAGAGTCTGAGCATTACATTACAAGTGCTGCTACAACTCCACCTATTGCTACAATTAATGTAAGTACTTTATAAAATTCTTGTTTGTCTAACTTAGAATCTAACTTATCTTCTATTTTATCTAGTCGTTCAATAACCATATTGAGAAGTTCCTTTTGGGTATAGCCATTGTTGTTTGCCATTTATGGTAAATCATCATGGGATAAGAAATCCCATTCCTTGTTTATATTACTATCTAGGTCGTAGTTGCTTAATCTTTTAAGATAAGAACTAATTTCTTTTAAAAAATAACCTAGAAAAAATCCAATTATAAATTCCATCATTGGATTATATCACAGAAGTTTTATTCTTTGTAACCTTGTTTATTTCTTTTTCTAAATAATGTTTTATAACTATTTTTAAATCTACCTATGTTAGCTATATTTACAGCATTATGATATCTAGTATCGTATGCTTCTAACACTAAGTTATATTCTTCTCTTTTGTAAGGAACTATATAACAAAGTGGTTCACCCATTTTAATTTCAATTTCTTTTAAACCTTTACGCATCATTATCTGTATATTGATTTGGTGATACTGGTCTGTATGTATAATTCCATAAGCTACTTCAAAGTCAGGATTATGATGCCAAAACATAGGAAGCTGCATAATACTATAACCTTTAGGTGTAATTACTGACCACAAGTTGTCTAGTTTAAATATGTATTCATAAGGTGCATTAGGTACATGGTCTAAATATTGTTGTGTTGGATGTACAGAAAAATTAATTTCAAATGCTTCATTAGGATTTCTTCCTTGATATTTTAAACCAGTTTCAACTATCCATTCTTCTGTTTCTTTATTATATTGCAAAAATAAATCACATGGTGCAGGTATGACAAAACCATTATTAAACACATCAATAAAGCTAGGACATTTTTTAGCTGTTTTAATAGGTGCAGCTTGATTGTAATATTTACCTAGTAAATCTAGTTCATTAAATAGTTCGCTGCTTTGGTGAATAGCAGGTATGTCTTTCCAATGTGGTGGTATAAATTGATTTGCAGGTTTAGGTGTTATTTCTTCAACTAATTCAAGTCCATCAACATGAGGTACAAACTTAATATCTACCAAGATACTCACCATCATTAAAGTCCATATTTAACAAAGTTCTAATGTTAGAGTTTTTTTGTGTAACTCCTGCATGGTCAGTAGGACCATCAAATATAACAACACTATTTTCTATGCTTTCTACAAATTCTTCTTTTCCATCTATATAAAATATTGTTCCACCATTACAAGTAGTAAAATTAAATACTGCAGTCTTGTAATCTATTTCATCAGGATAATCAGTATGTTTATGATGAATAATATTGTCTGATTGATTTGTATACAAATTAGCTTTAACTCTCATTATATTAGTTTTACCTGCAGCTATACCTGTTTTCATTACTAAAGGTAATAAAGGTTCAAAAAAATTACTATTAACTCCATCTTTAAAATGATAAAAACTATGAACAAACATAAAATCAAAATCAAAATGAGTTTCTCCATCTCCTGACCTATGTTTATAAAACCATGGAAAGTTTTGATTTATAAATAAACTTTGTAATTCTTTAAAATAACTTTCATCTAAAAAGTTTTTGTAAACTTTATATGGTTTACTCATGTTTCCACCTTTCGTTTATTTATGGATACTCTATCCAACCTTTTGTATTATCTGATTGGTATAAATCTTCATCCCATTCCCAAATTTTACCTTCAGCAGGTGCATCAGTAGGTTTAGCTATTGGTGGTTGCCAATCTTTATCACTATCCAATGTCCAACTTGCATAAGGAGCAGGAGATACAAATTTATCAGCAGTACTGTCATAAGTAAAACCAGGTTGCCCATATTGTTTTCTTATACTTCCATTGTAAGATGTCTGTACCCAAATACCTTCTATGTTTAATGAGGCAATAAAATCTTTTCCTAGTTGTTCGTTGTCTGAACCACTATCTTCAGGGTCTACAATACTGTTATGTACAACCATAACTTCTGTTACTATGCCATCTTCTATTTTTGCAAAGTGTGCCATTATATTGTAAAACTTCCTGTACCAGTAAATTTATAATAATCATATCCATTAGCAGTGTATGTGCTAGGAGAACCTGTAGTAGATAAAGCGTCAGTGTCAGTTAATCTAATTATAACTATGCCTGACCCTCCTGCACCACCATTATGTCCGCCACCACCACCGCCACCTGTGTTAGCTGTTCCTGCTGAACCATTGTTATTATTTAAACCATTTTGTCCACCAGTACCACCGCCACCTGAACCGCCACTTGCAAAGTGTTGTTGCTCGTAATTACCAGAGTTACCTCCACCGCCACCACCATATCGTGATGAATGTCCTGATGATGTATCTGCAGCCCATTGTGAATAAGCATCTGTACCTGCTGCACCTGAACCTGCTATTCTGTTGTTTCCTAAACCTCCTATAGCAGCAGTAGATGAGCCACCACCTGCTGATAAACCTGAACCCATTGAGCCATATTTACCATCAAGTTCAGTAGCTACTTGTTGTAAACCTCTATAGTTTCCATTGTTATTTCCACCACCACCATTAAAACCTGCTGCACCACCATTACCACCTGCTGTACAACTCTCTATAGTTCTGCTGTCTGCACCAACTATAGAACTTGTTCCACCACCTCCACCGACAGTTACTGTGTAAGCAACGCCAGTTTTAGCAGAAAAAGTACCACTACGAACTCCACCTCCTGAACCTCCTCCTGCACTTCCTGTGCCTCCACCACCAACAATGAGGTATTCTACAAGTTTTCCACCTGCTTGAAGAGAACCATCATTTGGTCCTGCTAAATCAGCGTGTTCGGCTATATTAAATACACCTTTATTTGCTGTTTCTATTTGTGTAGGTGCTGTACTAGCTCCTATGTATCCAAATTTACCCATTTAAAAAACTCCTATGTAATTTCTAATATACTGAGGGTCATTTCTAAATCAGATGCTGCTCCTGCCCATGCTCTTAACTCATCAGCTGCTTCTAATACAAGTTTTCCCCCAATAGGATTAACTGCTGTATCTGCAGGTACTGATAAAGTTGAAACTAGAGCTGCAACTACTGAACCATCATTCATGTCAATGTTTAAATCTGCTGCGTTTGTACCATCTACATTAGCAACTTGACAATGTATTACGATTGCTGTTGTGCTTCCTGGACATGTATAAACTACTGCGTCTGCTGATGCAGCTAACGCTACATTAACTGTTTGAAATGTTTCTGCCATTTTATATCTCCAATATAATTATAATTAACTATCTCCCATTACTATAGCACGAGTGCTTGTCTGTGTCACGCTTGTAACAACAAGTCCTTCATAAGTTATTCGTAATGCGAAACTTAAACTTCCACCTGCATCAGGTAATAAATCTATATCTTCATCAATAGGTAAATTACCAATAGTATCTATGCCTAGACTTCCACCTTCTTTAAGCATAAGAAGCATACCCATGTTATCCTCCTAAAGCTAATATAAGACCAACGCTTGGCTTAGTTGCTACTTGTGCATCAACATAAGTCTTTGTTGCTTTAGCTGAAGCTAATGTATCATCACTACCACTTACAGAACTAATGTCTGTATCTAGTACGCCTGACTTTAAGTCAGCTACATCTATGTTAGATATAGAGTTACCTGTTGCTTCAACATCAAAAGTTTTATTTGTAAATACTGCCGAAGAAGAAGCTGTTAAACCTGCATCTACTCTGTCATGTAAATCTTCAAACATTTCTTTAACAACTGCCATACGAACTACTGTTCCTGATGTATGTGTAGGGTCTGTTGAATGTCTACCTTCTACATCTCTAGTGATAGTAGAAAGCGTTGTTGTTGACGCTGCAGTAACTAAAACTACTTCTCTGTTAGAAGCATTGTCAGGGTCTATAACAATGTAATAAGGTGCAGCAATAGCAGATGTACCATCTGATGTAGGTGCTGCTGTAAGTGTTGCTGATGTTGCTCCTGATGCGAGAATACCATTTAAAGTACTCTCATAAAAGTTACTAAATTTTACTTCTTGTGCTGTCAATTAAGCTCCAAATCTCATTAATCCTAATGCGTTAATACCAAACACTTCAGTACTTGTCACATCTGTGATAGTAGGTTGTCTAGTTCCACGCACAGTAATTATAGCATACTGTGTTACGCTTCCTCTTTCAACATTAGAATTAATTGGATAACTAATTCTCTCTACTACACCTCTTATAATTTCTGCAGGGTCAAATAACTCTAGTGTTACAGAGTCACCTTCTTTAGAACGCAACGCTGAATATAGGGTATCTCCTAAACCTTTAACCTTTACAGGTTTTCTTCCAGGTCTTTCTACTCTATCAGATATGTTTATAGGTATCTGTGCTACTACTAATTCAGGTCTAGCCAATGCACGAAACTGTACTGACTTTAGCTTAGGTGTATCTGCACCTGCTTCTGATTTAAGTATTACTTTACCCACTATGTACCTTGATACTTCTGCTATTTGTTTTTCTGTATCTCCAAAACCTGCAGCTTGGTTTAATGCTAATTCAAATGAACCATCTGTAGGATTGTCTAATGCTTCAAACTTAGTAGAATAAAAAAGCTCTACTGATGTATTGTTAGGTAACGAAAAGGTAGATATTTCTGCACCAACAAACTGTTTACTTTCTGCTGTAAAGAAATCTGCTGCTGACATTATAAGATAACCTTCTGTTTCGTATGTAGATGTTTCTAAGAATATATCTTGTCCTGCTACAGCTATAACAAACTTACCACTTGAATTGGTTATACCTGTAATAAGACCTGATGCTCCCATCTCTAAATCTCTAGCAAATCCTGCAGTAGGTAAGTAATATCTCCACAAGTAACTTTCACTACCGCTTTCTTTTATCCCACAATAAACACTATCTCTTGTAACAAACATAAACTTAGGTGTTGTATCTACTCCTGATATAACCCATTCTTTTACTAACTGTCTGTTAGCTAGTACATATAAGTCATCTGCAACTGTTAAGTCTGCACGATAGAATCTACCTACATCTCTGGACATTTCTTTTGTACCAAAAAATACAATGCCTTCTGCTGCAGCTATAGAGTGTACTTCTTCAAAGGGTATGTTTGTTTGTCCTTTAAGAGTAAAAGTTCCTGCTATATCTTTAAGGGAATATATATCTCCATTAGTAGAAGCAACTAAGACTACTGCACCTGCATCTACAACTTGTGATACATGGTGTGAATCCTCAAAGGTTATGATTGCATCTCCATCTGCTAGGTCAGAACCTGACCAAGTTTTATTAAATGGACTTATTGCCCATACTCTCTCTACTGAACCATCATCTCCACTAAATACTAATTGTCCTTTTGTAAACCATACACCATTTAAACCTCCTGATGAAGATTGTGCTGTTGATTCTTCTGACCAAGTAGATGCACCATCAAACTTAATAAGTTCTGAGTGTGTTGTACTGTTAGCTGTAGTAGCAAATATCATATCTCCTACTGAAGCTATGCCAGTAAAGTTGTAATTTATAGTAAGACCTGTAGATACCTCTGCCCATGTAGAGCCATTGTTTGTGGATTTATAAATCTTAGCAGCGTCTGTAACATACAAGTCACCATTAGTTGTTTGTGCTATGTAGTTATTACTAGCAGAAAAGTTTATACCTTTGTCTGCTGTGGTAAATAACAAGTGCGTGTGATAAGAAGTTTCATCATCTCCATGAAATACATCTACACCTTTGCTATCCCAAAATCTTGTTGTATCTTTAGGTGTACCATTAGCTCTATGTGCTGTGTCTAATCCTTGTCCACCTGTAAAATTATTTCTTGAATAGATACGACCTAAGTTAGAAGTAAAGTCCTCTGCATTTTGTCTTACATTAATACCTTGTTCTTGTACATCTGATGATTGTATCTGCATTTCTCTACCTGGACCAACAGCAGCACGAAGTAATATTTCATCAATACGCACATCATAACCATATCGTTTAGGGTTAGAAGTGTTTATGGTAGTGGCAACTCTAGGCATTATTGAATACCTATGTTCACACCATTAATTTCCATAGCTTCAGGATATTGCGCTCTTAGATACTTTCTAGCTTGTGTAAGTAACAACTGCTGATACTGTAACAAAGAGTTTCTTACGCTGTTTGCTGAACCAACAGGAAAGTTATTAATAGCCATTTGGTCTGATATGTAGTCTGTTGTAGCAGCAGGTATGTCTTTTCCTGCAATAAGTTGTGCGGCAACTCCTGCCATAATGATTGGTTCATACTCATCTTCTAGTCCTACTGTTGCTAGTGTATCTGTTTCAGCACTAGGTTCTACAAACTTCTTTTTAAAAGTTACAAAAGTAGAATGACCTGACAAGATGTTATAAAACTGTAAAGCATTTACTTGGTTAGGTCCTGATGTGTATGTAATTGTTCTCTCTGTACCACCATCATCTGTATAAACAAAAGGGTTAGGTAGATTTACCATTTGCACAGATACTGGTCTAAACACTGTTGATGTTTGGTCTGTACCTGATTCAAAGTCTGTGTATTGTGATATAGCTTTTAGTACTGATACTAAATAGTTATTAGTTCCAGGAGCAGAGTAAGTACCTAACAATGTATAACCACTATTAGCAACGACTTCTTTTGTTTCTACAGCAAATAGTGTAGGAAATAAATTCTTTACTTGGTCACATACTGCATCAAAAACATTCTTTCTTGGGAATGGTGGTGCTATTTTAATTAAGTCACCTGATGTATGTGCAGCTGCAGTAGTGCCTCTAGCACCTCTTGTTACAGTTATTGTATTTGTAACAGCATTAAGGTCTTTACAAAGCATAAGCTCTTGACCTATTTCTATTATCGTTCCTGTATCTAAAGCATCTTCTTCTTCTACAGATAACAAGTCACCATCAAAAACAACTTCAGTTACTGATGCGTTCATACTTGTTTCAAGTGTTGTGTAACTAACCAAATCTTCCATTGGTTCTAGGTATTCTCTATAAGTCCTGTCTACGAGGTCACCAATAGTCGTACTCATTGGACCTCCTAAGCTGTTCTAAATATTAACTTTATGCTTCTGTCTGCTGCTTCAGCACTACCTGATGTAACTCTTATAAAACCACTTGATGCAAAAGCCCAACCACTAGGGTCTACTCTTACTGCATCTCCTGCTGTTACTGTGTAAGTTACTGCAGTTCCATCTGTTTCTACGACATCATACCAATTAGTACCATCAATAGAAAAATCAAATGTTACTTCTGTACCTGTCATAGCTGCAGGGAATACTAATCCAGTAAGTAACATACCATCTGTGTTTACCCCACTAGATATAGTTGTATTAGCTGAAACATCTATTAAAACTTCTTTTACATTTGTCTTGTACATATCTTCCTCACTATAGCAGAAGAAAAGGGTGGAGGTGGAGTTCCACCCTAATCTTCAAATTAATTAACTACTAAGGAGTAGCAATTTCGTCTATGTGGAGGTGATATTGTGGAGGACCGAAGTCGATTCCCATCTCCATGTAGATTGCTTTTGCAACTCTAGCGTTATCGTCTTGGTCAATATCTCTTACAAACACTGTTCCTTTACCAGGAATGTTTGTGAAGATAGGACTTACATAAGCCATATCTACTATGAAAGCATCATTACTTCCTAAGATATTTCCATCAAGAGCCATCATTCCAATAGAACCGAATGGTGTTATAACAGTATCAATATTGATACCTCCAACATTTCTATCTCTTGGAAGGACTGCAGCTGTTGTACCACCAGATTGTGGAACATTGAGCTGCTTGTTTAGTTCTAATAGGTTAGCTGAGTTAACCAAAAGAACTGGATTCTTTACTGGTGCGTTTGCATCATAAAGTGACTTTAATGATTTTGCAATCGCATCCCAGTCTAATTTCTTTTTAGTACCACCTGTAGCTTCTGTGGCTGTATTGAAGTACTTGTTTCCTCCATTTAATGCACAGTGAGCTGCAAGTCCTCTAAATGTTCTATTGTCGCCAATAGGGTTAGAAGCATGTGCGCCATCTGCAAAAGTACCATTGATAGCGAAGTATTCTACTTCTCTAGCAACTTTTTCTAATGCAAGTTCTAGCTGTTCTGCTAATTCGTTAGTTACTGGGTTACCACCACTCAAAGCAAGTTGTGCTGTGTTAGTGGTTGTTCCATCACCATCAGACGCAGGATAACCTGCAGCTCCGACTGTGAATGGATTTTGTTGATTGTAAGCTGCCATAGCTGTGTATGACATTTTTACACCCTTATGGAATATCTGTGTTACCTGGGTATAAGCTCCTCTATTTCGACCAAGGTATTCAGTTGGCGCTCCGCCTTCTGTACCTTCTGTTGGTGCTGATGAAATAGTGGCGTTATCGGCTGTTTGGAATTGGAAGAAAGTTGATTGTATCACTTTTCCGCCACCAGTTAAGCCGCCCATAGCAGATAAGAAAGGTGTTCTTTGTCCTCCGACTTTGAACAATTCTCCTTGAAAATTATTAATGTCTGAGGCGTAGATTGGGTCTGGGGTTGTTATTGCTCCCATAATTATCTTCTCCTAAATTATTACTATTACTATTACTTTGAAGAAGATGCAGACAACTTATCTTAGTTTATCTTTACCTTCTTCTAAGACAGAAAGTTTTGCTGCTATTGAGTTTCGTACATTACCTGATTTCTCAATTTCACGAATCTGCGAAGTAACATCTGTGTTGAAGTTATCAACTACTGAGTTCTGTTGTAAGTTATTTAGGCGCTCTTGTGATTGCTCTGTACTCTGTACAGCTTGTTGTAATCTGTCTTGTTGCCCAAATTCTACTCCGAACTCTTCTGATGCGTACCCTTGGATTCCCTCTACAGTTAAATCACCTTCGTACATCATCTCAACCGCTTTGCCGACACCTTTTTCAGTGTCTAACCCTGCTTGTTGAAAAACGATTTGTCTTTCTTTAGCTTCGTATTCTGCGACTTTACCTTTAAGAAACACATTTTGCTCTCGCATTTCTTTCCAGTTCTTGTCACCGCTACTCGCTTGTTCTGAGTTATTCAGTTCTTCTGTCATATTCTTTTGTCCTATCTTTATACAGTTTTTTTACAAGAGGTGTATAAGTAACCTCTGCTTTTCGTTCTCTACTGTTTTTAATTTGACAGGTCTTGTCAGTAGGCATCAAGACCGATTACAATATCGAAGGTCAAGTTTAACCCCCAGACCTGTCTACAGGGTCATATTAAGTATAACAGATTATTCGTCAATGCAAGTTAGGATTCTTCTAAACCTACAACTTCGCCAGTTCGTAATTGTTTAGCACCTGCTGCTGCTGATGATGCAGATGTAATTTGTGATTCTACTCTTCGTATGCTTTGTCCAATACCTTGGTCACCTAGTTCTGTAGCTTGTACATACTCAGTTTCAGATATTGGTCCTCTACCAAATCTCTCTGCTCCTCCTGATAATCCAGGTAATATAGTTGACGCACCTTGAAAACCTCTTCTAGCTTGTGCTTGTGAAAGACCTTGCTGTTGTAGTCCTCTTGCTGCAGCTACAGTTAATACTGAAGAACCTAAAGCTGTTTCTGCCTCTGCAATTATTTGACTTTGCCTAATCTGATTATCTAATACTGCTGTACTTAGTCTTGGTGAAACAAACATACCAAAGATAGACTCTTCATTAAGGTCTAAATTAAACTCTCTCATATAGACTTCTTGTACTTGTGGTATGTTTTGTACAATGTTTTGATAACCTGTTTGTAATCTCTCTGAAAACTCTTGTGGCGAAACATCACCTGATATAGCTTCTACAATATCTTCTCCAAATACTTGTGGGTTAAGGTTGTAGTTTCTTAATTCTAATTCCATAAATTCTTTAGCAACAATGTACTCTTGTTCAGTCATTCTTAATGTGCCATCAGTTTTTCTAATGCCTGGATATACTGTTTCCATTAATGGGTCTGACCTCATCTGTAATATTGCTAACTGACTATCACCAGTATCTATAAAACCTTGTACATAAACATCTATCAATCTTTCATCAAGATAAGGAAATCTTAGTTTAGCTTCTTCTTTTGTTGACAATCCTGTAGATTCAACTGGTGTGTAATCTACAGTAGAAGTTCTAGGTGTGTAAACGCCTCCGCCACCATCTGAGCCAGAGCCACCACCACTTGATTTATTAGCTAATAAAGTTGCATCTCTTTGTGCGTTTAATCTATCTATTTCTGCTTGTACATTTGCATCTGTATATGTTCCTGCAGCATCTTGTTGTGATATGTATCTACCATCTGAACCCTGCACAATAATATACTTAGAAGGTGTTTCAGTATTATCAGGTATTACAGATTCTTTATCTTCTACTGTTTTAGAACCAACAAATTCTTTTATAAGTTCTGTTTCTTTATCCATGTCAGATGTAGTGTCAGGTGTTATATTTCTTGTTCTATTAAATACTTCTTCTGATTCACCTCTAGCAATAGCTTCTGCTTCGCTGCTAAATCCTAATTGTTGCCACCATTCCATACTATCTCCTAATTAAACGCTGCTGACAAATCTTGTTTAAAATTACCTGCCATACCACGCATAACATCTTGCTGTACACCTGGTGTGTCTATGTAATCATTTCTGATTTGTTTACCTATTACTGTATAATCCCCTTTAAAATCTTTTGCTAACCTATCCATATACGCTTTAAATTCTTTATTTGGTGCTTGTTTAGTTATTTGAAATCCATAGTTATATAATGCTGCTGACCATGTTGAGTGTTTAGCTCCTGCAAAATGTGGATTTAGCTTATCATGTGCCATTTGTAATTCTTCTATAATCTTTTCTTTACCTGTATTAGTGTCTTGTTCAGCATCAAGTCTTAACATACCTGCATACTTTGCTAATACTCCAGACTCTGCGTAACCTGATAAAACATCTTCACCTACATAATCAATAATAAGATTTTCTGCTGCTAGTTCTCCTGTCTTAGTAGGTTCTATTGTTCCAATATATTGTCTATACGATTCAGGTAGAGCTTCATCTCCTCCTGCAATACTTCTGTAATAAGGGTCAGATAACAATCTTAATATTTCAAATCCTTTATCACCACTCATTTGGTCACCTTCTATCATCATTCCAGATGATACATCTAAAGCTAGTTGTGCAGATAAATTATTAAATCCTGAACCAGTCAAACCAAGTGCTGTCATATCTACATTAAAGTTTTCTTTATTCTGTGACAGTTGTGCTTTAGCTCGTTCAGGTGCTAATAGTTCTAATTGTATCCATTCTCTTTCTTGGTCTGTGGTGTTTAAAAAATAAGGTGTATTTTCTATATCTGTAGGAGTTACTGGTTGACCTGTCAATGCTGAAGAAGCATATAACTTTATTATGTCATCTTCATATATCCAGTTGCCAACTATTGCAGCTTGTGTTATCAATGATTTATCCAAAGCTGACTCAATGTCTGACCATGATTTATCGTCTGGGTCTTGTAACTCTGCATAGTTCATAACAGGTACAAATAATCTTTCGTTGACATTTTCCCACTCTTCTTTTGTATAACTTTGTACATTTGCAGGTGCTTGTCCACCATCAAAATAGTTCATTGAATCTATATAGACAACTAAAGGTAAGCTGTACTCTGGACCTGACACATTAAATATGCCATAGTATTCGTTATCAACTTGTATTACTTCGTCTGCTTCTATGTATTCTGGTGCAAAAGCCATTATTGTCCTATTTTTTCTGTTGCCTGGTCAAAACTATATACAGGTTCTGACGAGCTATTCTCACTACCTATACTACCAAATAATGAAAAAATTGCTTTACTTAATTGCCAACCAGGAGAATATTTAGTAAGTTTCTCTTGTTCTAGTTGTTTTTTAAATAAGCTACCAAAATCATTATCTTCTAGAAATTTTTCTCCTGCAGGTGTTCTGTAAAAAGACTGTAAGTCTTGTGGTATTTGGAGTTTCTGTACAGCTTCTTCTTCAAGTTCTTTAGGCAATAAAAATCTAGTTAATGATTCTTGAAACTGACTTGGTTGTTGTGGTGCTTTTCTTTGTGATTCATCATAAGCGTACATAGCAGCTGAAACTAATTCAGCACCTGCTGCTCCTATGTCTGCAGCTATATAAGATGGCAATACTTTATTTACTGGTAATGAAGCAAAACCTAAACTCTTTGCGAAATCATCTATGTAAGGTGTAACTTTAGCTAAAGCACCTTCTACTAATACATCTCCTGGTGCTAACACTGGTGCAACTTTAGCTAGTCCTCTTAGTCCAAGCGCACCTGCTGCAGGACCAACAGCTTTTGCTCCTTTATATACTTCACCTAAAGCATCTGATGTTTTTTGCACAAAGTCTTTGTTACTTTCTACAAATCTCTTAGCAAAATCTTTAGCAAGTTCTATATCAATACCTCTGTTACGCATATCTTTTTGTACTGCAAATTTAAGTTCTTCTTGTGTAGGTGCAGTAGAAAATATGTGATTAGTTAGTGATGTGTCTAATAAGTGTATTTCATCAACAAATGTTTCTGCTATAGGATTATTAGATGCTATGTAGCCTTTAAAGTTTCCTGAATCCCAATATTGATTTACATACTGAAACCTATTACCTAATATGTTTTCTATTTCTTGTACAGATACTTGTTTGTCACCCATAGGTCCAACAATGTTTTGATATTTAGAATTTATTTGTTCCTCTGTGTAATAAAGTCTTTTAAAGTCATCCTTCATTTTTTCATTATTTTGATAGATAACATCATTGTTTGTAAACTTCTCTTCTATGAATAATATTCCATCATCAGCTAATACATTGTCTGCAATAAAATCTATTTGTGCCTGTCTATTTTTATCAACAAACTGAAAAGCCATAGCTTCATGTACTACATCATACTTACCAGTTTTCATTTGCACATCAGGATTTCTTATTTTAGTTCTCTCATCTTTCACGCCACCTGCAAAAAACTCTGCAAATTTTACTCTGTCATCTTGATTAAAATAAACTCCTTGGTCATCAATAACATAAGAAAATGCTTCATGTCTAAACCTTGAATTAACTGGTGTTTGTATTTTATTATACAATTCGTTTGCTTTTGGACTAGGTTCTATTATTTCTACATATACTTTTTCACCACCAATTTCAGCTACTGTGTTACCCCAAGCACCTTCTGTACCACCAATATCTAACACTTTTATTGTTCCAGTATCGTTAATAACTTTGTCATGTTTGTCTAGCATATTACTAAGAGCTTGTGCTTTTACAATTTGTGTTTCGTAAACTGTAGGTATAGAAGTAAAATAATGTGGATTAAAATCTCCACCTTGTGCTACATATTTATTGTATATATCTTGCGCATTTTGTAGTTGTGGATTATTTAATTCTATTATTTGTTCGTAAGGTTTATTAGGTTTTAAATCTGGATTCATTCCAGAAATAAGGTCGTTAAAAAAGTTTTGTGAAGATTGACCTAATTCATTTAATCTTTTTGTAATGTTTGTTATTTCAAAACCTTGTTTAGGATAAGCCTCAGTATTACTACCACGAATCACCCAACTTTCTTTATAATCTTTTAACTCTTGTGGAGTTTCAAAATTGAAAGGTGCTTTTGCTCCTGGTTTATTTGCTGCTTCTGTTAAAACAATTACTTCTCGTTCTCTACCATGGCTTAAACCTAGTGCATCTAAATCTAACATATTGTTTTTATTGATTACATAACTACCTATACCACCACCTTGAAAATTTGGTGTAAATTTCATTTGGTACATTACTCCTGATGCAGAGTTAAAACTTTTAGACATAGACTGCCAGGTGTTAAATCTATTTAGGTCGCCACCTCTCCATAAAATGAAATAGTCGTTTGGATTTTCACTATATATATTTTTATGAGCGTTTAATAATACTTCACGCATTCTAGGTTTTAAATTTTCAAATTGACCTCGTTCATTTATCATATCTAAAACAATTTTTCTATCTAAATCTTGTAAATGAAAATTGTTATCCAACACAAGATTGTATTTAGCTTCTAATTCAGGATTATCTCCACCTAAAGGTATCATAGATTTTATAGGTATTTCATCTGTAAAAATACCTATTTTCACTATATCAGCTAAAGCATCTGATTGGTTCATTTTGTGATATGGATAAATTTCATATTGACTTTGTGAAGCCATATAAATAAAAAATCTTGTTATATCTACATCAGTAGCTGTACCTGCTTTTAAAGATTTTAAAATTTCTTTTCCTGTCGAATAATTTTGGTCTGGATAGGTTGTAATAACTTCAAACTTATTAGGACCAAATATCATATTAGGTTTTATTACATCATATTCCCATTCAGGTATTAGTATCTGCGTTCTATCAACTTTAGCTGTGTTTTTCATCCTAGTTTCTAATAACGCAGGTCCATCATCTACTACATTTGTAGGTGTGTCTGTATATGGTTGTTTATATTTATCGTATTGTTCTTGTGTTATTTTACCCTGACTTAATTTTCTTAATAAATCTTCGTCTAGCGGTGAAGTCTGATAATACTTTGTGTTGACCTCTTCGTTAAACACAGCAAGTCTTTCTTCGTCAACAAGAGATACATCAACTGCATCTGCATTACGCACATACAATGAAGAGCTACCTGCATCTTCAATTTCATTTGTATAAATAATAACATCTGCATCACCTGATAAAACTTGTATTATTTCTTCCTTGCTTTGAAAGACTCCAGACTTAGGTTTGTATGAAACGCCATCAATTTTTATTTCTGAAACTTTACCAAGACCAGGAGCATTTTCTGCAAATAACTCGTACTGTAAAAATTCAGAACTAACAACTGTAGATTTTGTATTGTATGTAGTTTCACCTTGTTTTCTAAAAGTATTAACAATTTCAATTTCTTTACCAGATATATCAAATACTTTTGCATCTGGTTTTACCTTCATTTCATACAAGTTGTACTTACTATTTACATCAAAATCACCACGATACACATCTAAAGGTACACCATCTTGCATACGAGATACATACTCACTTTGTAAAGCAAAATCTTCTTTTCGACCAAATACATATTCAGCATCTGTATTACGAAAAGTTTCTATACTACCTTCTTCTGCATCATAGAGTAAACCTCCTGCATCAAATCTTTCTATCTCTACTGGATAACCATCATCTAAGACATATAAATTTATACCTTGATAGCCATCAAGTTCTATAAGAAATTGTATATCTTGACTCTTTGGAGGTACTGCTTCATTAAAGTGTTCAAAGCCAAATTGAATTTGTTTTTCTGGTAATGTATACTCACCATCTTCAATAACATATTCTAAGCCATCAAGTTCATTGACTAACTCATCATACGCATCTCTTAAAGCCCTTGTATAAAAGTTTTTAATATTTTCTTTACCATACTGTAATGATGCTCTGTCTAATGCAGCATTGTATGTACCGAAGTGGGTATCACTAGCGTCAGATAAATTTTCTATTCGACTGTGATAGTAAGTTTGTTTTCTTGGTGTTTCTTCTGCCATCTTATGGCTCTAGTAAATCTATTATTTCCTGTGTTGTAACTGGTGTTCCCATAAAATTTATTTCAGTTGGTTTAGCTACAGAGCGTTCTTTAAAAGTTGTAGGGTCTTTTTTCTTAAAACTTGTGACTGTATCAAAGTACTTTAAAAAATTATCTTTTTTATATTCTGGTCTTAGTCTGTTTATTCTAGTTTGGTATTGTGCTTCTTCAAAAGTAGGTGCTTGTTTAGGAACTTGTGATGAATACTCTTGTGGCTCTTCTGCAGTTTTTTCTTCCATAGGTGGCATAGTAGTTGTTGTATTTAGTATAGGACCTGGTTCAAAACCATCTTCAGGCTCTGGTATTCCTATGTCATCTGGTGTATTTACATACTCAACATATTGGTTTTCTAAATCTTTTTTTAATGCTTGTGCGTCATCATTTTCTAAATCTGCAAACTTTTGTGTTGTTAACACATAAGCAGCATCTATTGCTACTTTAAAATCATCAGTAGATTCATCTTGCATTTTTGTTGCAAGAGTGTATTTAAAAACTAAAGCATTAGCATTAAGGTCTGCTTCTGTTGCAAACCAATTTTCGACAAATTTCTTTTGTTCTTGTGTAAAGTTTTTCTCTGAACTTAATTTAGCTTTGTTTGTAGAAAGTATTTTATCTTGTTTAGGAGTAACCCCTGGTAGTTCTACACCTAATTCTTTCATAGCTTGGTATATTCCAGGAGCCATAGAATCTATGTTTGCTTGAAAAATTCCCCAAGATGGAGATATTTTATCTTCAGCATCCCTTACAAAAGGTACACCACTGACTCTTGATTCATAACCTGCAATAGGAACAATGTATTCTATAACTTCTTCTTGTACACCAACACTTCTAAGTGCTTCTATAACTTCTGGTACTGAGTAACTATCTTGTTCCATTATCCTAATCCTGTTCTAGCAGTTGTTAAGAAGTTACTCTTAAACAATGTTGCATTATCTCTTTGAAAATCTCTATCTTGTACACCTTGTATTCTAGTAGCATCTCTGCTTTCTACCATCTCTCTTAACTTACCATCTACATCAATAGCTTCTGGTATTTGTTTTTCCTCTGCTAGTGACTCTGCACTAGGAACGATATATATACCTGTACTTGTTTCAAGCACCCTACCTTCGTTTACTGCCTTTTGGTATTCAATACCTTCAGGTGTTTCTAGTGATGGTGGTGATGATACGAATTGTGTAGTACCAAGTAGTAAATCTTTTAGACCTACAGCTTTACTCTCTATTTCTGTTTGTCTTGCTTCTGCTTGTGTAGATAATTCTATAAATGCTTCACCAATATCTTTATAATCTCTTGCAGTTGCTTTAAGACCTAATTCACCATAAAGACTATCTACTTTAGCTTTAGCTTCACTAGCTGAGGGTTTTGGTTTATTTACACCAGAGTAACCAAGTGTTGTAAGAATCTCTGATAATTGTGTACCAGACTCATTTTGTAATTTGTATTCGTTTAATGCACTACGCCATTGGTTCTGCATACTTAATCCAGATTCCATATCAACTTCCCAACTTCGTGAGTCGTTAGCGTATGCTAAAACATTGTTCATGTACTTAGATAAGTTTTTATCCCAGACACCTAGCGTTTCAGGAGCAGGTCCACCTGCTTCTACAATAAGCTGTTGTATCTCGAATAAATCATCTCTTTGCCAAAATAAGTTCCAACCATCATCTTTTTTATATGGTGCTTCTACTGGGTTACCATTAGTACCCATAACTTGTTCACCTTCTCTTGTTACATAAACTCCATCAGCATCATAAAAGTTTCCGCCTAATGTTAAAACATTACTTACACCTGCTACTTGATTAGATTCGTTATAAGCAAAACTTTGTTCTGGTGTTGCAATACCAAAAGAACTTATAGCTTCTTCACTTAAAGTTGCATCTATTTGATTAGCAAAATTAACATCATTTTCTACAGATGAATTAAATGATTCTTTTGTTTTACCTGTTAAATCACTTACATCTGTTCCATAAGTACCATAGAATTTTATAACATTATCGTTATACTCTATAGGTGAATCTCCATATTGTTCTTTTAAATCTTGTTCTAATCTTTGAAGGTTTATTTTAACTTCTGCTAAATCTGCATCTCCTCTGTCAATGTTTTTAAAAAACACTACAGATGGTAAAGCACTTACACCAGGAATAGACATTAAATCATCTATAGAAAAGCTACCTACTTGATGGTCTTGTGCAAACTTACCTAATACGCCTACTTCTTGTACATAAGAAATAAAATCTTTTGATAGTAACGCTGATAAAAATCCTGACTTGTTACCTTCGTAAGTTCTATAATCTATTGATTCAACACTCATTAATCCTCATATCTTGTATTGTCGACTTCATAAAATAGAATACCATAAAATATTTGATTAAAAAATGTATCTGGATATTCTTCAATTAAATCTTTACCATAATCTGCCAATATCTCTCTAGCAACAGCACTTCTTTCAGCTTGTCCAGTTAGTGGACTTATTGTAGGTGGACTAGCTTTTAACCATGTAGCACCATCTACTGTACCGCCATAAGTCATAGCATCTTCTATTTGATTTCTTTTGTTTAAATATTTTTCTAAAGGTGTGTATTCAGGACTACTAGATAACTGTGGTTCGTCTTTCCAAGTTTCTAACTCCATAATATCTAATGATGGGTCAGCTTTTATTTCACCTATACCTAAAGAAGCAAAACCTTTTATGCCATACTCATCTTCTTTTTGCCTTCTAAATAATGCGTAATTACCATTAACCCATTTTCTACCTTTTTTGTTATCTTTGTCAGCTATTTCATTAAGTTCATCTTTTTTGTTTTGTAACTCTCTCTCTAACAAAGTTTGTCTAACTAACAAATCCCACTCTGATTCTGTGTAGTAATCTCTTAGTGCATCAAAATCACCAGACCATACCCAGTCATCATCAATGGTGTCAGGTCTAATGTAGTATGCAGTTCTTGGTTTTCTTTCCATGAGTTCTCTGTTTTCTTGTTTAGACCAAAATTGAACAGCACTTTCTGTATAAGGTGTTTTAACAGAAGGTTTTCTTTTTTGTTGAATTAATGGAATAGGATTAACACCAAATCTATCAATAAACTCTGACTGTGTTGTAGTGTAATCGTAATCATTAATCTCTAGCATTCTTCTATACTCTTTAACTAATGATTGAACAAACCACCATTGACCATCTTTATCTTGTATTTCCATTCTAGGTTGCAAACCTGTAGGTAAAGTAGCTTGTACAGCACCTCTAATTAACCATTGATTGTTTGCTGCATCTTTATAATTTTCTAGGTTCTGTGCTGCTAAACCTGAATCAGTAGGGTCTATGATACCTTTAGCGTACAAAACACCTAATGTATCTATAACAGAACTAGCGTATCTTGCATCCTGTATTTCATCTGAGTTATTAGTAAAGTATTCTGCGGTCATCATTTTTTGTATAGCAGATGGTATAAACTCAAAAACAAGTTGAGTAGCAGATGGATTCATTCGGTAATCACCTAATATAGTTTCTTCTAGTACTTTAGGCAAACCATTACCTATGTTGTCTAAAAACTCTAATGCCCAAACTTCTCTTGAACCAACGCCAGGTAAGAAACCATTAGCTGTAACTAAGTTAAGTGCAGACAAAAATCCTGCAGGTCTTACTCTTACACCTTGTTGTCGTAAATCTTCTCCAAAAAAGTTTTTTTGTATTACATTAAATGGGTCAGGGTAAGTAAACATACGCTTACCAGTTACTGGGTCTTTAAAGAAAAAGCCCATCTCTGCATCCCAAGGTTTACCTTCATCTCCTGCTTCAAAAGCAATTCTGGTTTTATTAAATTTTTGTGGTCCTTGACCCATTAAAGTTCCCCAAGACTTATAAACCTCTGCACCTATCTCTGGAAATGGAATATAGGCAGATAAACTATCAGAGAACTGATGTCTTGATTTAGTACTATATAGTAAATCAATAACAGTTGTTCCTGCTTTTTTACCAAGAATGTTCATCAATATATCCATATCTTGTATCTCATCTAAGAAACCAACTTCTTTTTGTGCAGATATTTTATCAACAATTTCTTGTAATATTTTTTCTCCAAACTTACTACCTCGTAAAGATTGCTCAGCACCTTTTAGAAAATCCATAGCTAAATCTTCTGTCATAGTTGGTATAGCTTCCATTCCATGTTCATATATACTCCACCTGTACAATGGGTCACGATTAGCAATATCAGATGGTCCAGTTAAAAATACATTGTATAGTTTTTCCAATATATCATCATATTTTCTACCTAGTCTATCTGCATCAAATTTGTTATTTAAACTGTTATACGCACCATTAACTCTATCAGGGAATATGTTCACATCTTTTTTAAATATTTTCCATATATCGTTATAGTATTTTGATGTCTGTCCTTTAATACTTTTAATACCAGAACCTTGTGTAGCTAATATCCAACTCTCTAACCAATCAGTACCATCTGCAAATCCACCATTTTTAAGAAAGTTTAATGCAGAGGATGATGCACTATCTAGTCCATATTCGTACAATGGGTAAACCTTAACACCATCTCTAAATCTTATTTCTGTAGCCCAATCTTCTGTACGCATTGTTCCAGTCAATGGGTCTTTAATTTTGTATTCACCACCGATATGTCTTGATATTCTATAACCAAGTGCCTCTAAGTTATTACGCAAAGCAACAGGGTTTGCTAATTCTTCTTTAGCTTGTCTACCTCGTAAATCAGCTTCTTTGACTAACTTAGTCATTACTTGTTTACCATCATAAGATTTAAGCAACCACTCTATTGTTGAATCAATTCCATCATTTAATAATCTTTGTGTAATAGGGTTTTTAGCTAAAAGTATTGTTTGATGTATCCAATTTCTTATATAATTTTGGTCTATAGCCCCATTAACAATTTTGTCATAACTAACAAAAGCACCATCTAGTGCTGTTTTGTTTGTTGGTTCAAAAAATTGTGACATAGCTTTTCTTGACATAGCTTGTAAATAATCTTCTTGTAAAGGTAACCAACTACCATCAGGAGCAACATTAGCTATACCTCGTTTTGTTCTTTTTATAACTTTTGCTACATCAAAGTTTGTATCAAATAATGCTTCCATAATTTGTTTTCTAACAACAATATCATTAGTAGCAGCATCTCTTAATAATTCTTTATTAGGTGATTCTTTGTTTACAAACCACATAAGGTTATCACCTGTGTCTATAGCTTTGTTCCATTTTGACAATTCGGTAGAATCTAAGAAGTTTTTTAACCATACAGCATTCCTTGTTTCGTCTGGTATAAAAGCACTAAGTTGTTTACCTTTGATTCCTAATGTAGCTAAACCAACAAGAGCTTTTTCTATAGATTTTGTAGAGGTATCTTTGAGTGGTGGTATTGTAACTGATACATCTATGTAAACTCTGTTATCTGTTTTATCTAACCACCAACCTAATACATGGTTTTCTTTTCTTAAATATTTTTGTCTTAGTGGTGATTGTGGAGATTCTACTAAATAATTTATTAACAATGGCTCTATCAGTTCATCTACAGGTGTACCAATAGGTTTATTTAAAGCGACTGCCATTTCTTGTGTATTAAATGAATCTCCTAAATTCTTATATGGACTTACAGCACCAAACTGTGCAGGATTAACTTCGCCTGTTTGTAGGTTTATAGAACCTCCATTAGGATTGTCTGATATTACTTTACCAATAGACCTACCATCATTTGCATTTTCTTTTAATGCACCTTTGTATTGTTTAAGTGATTTTACAGGTTCAATATTTAACTCTCTAAATATAAAATCTCTACCATCACCACCATTTAAAACCCATGACACATAATCATCAGATGCCATACCATATTCATTAACACCAATCTTCATGTGTTTAAGTAATCGTTCTACTTGTGGGTATTCCATTTGTGCAGCTTTTACAAACTCTGGACCAAGGATTTCTTCCATCATAGCCATTTCTCTTTTTTTAATTCTTGTTCCCCATAAGACATCACCATAAGCATTTTGCATTTCTAGTGTTGTGCCTTTAGCCATTTTTACTGCATAATAAGAAAGCGGATGGTTAAGTCCTACACGAGAACCACTAAATATAATACGCAACATTTCTTCTGGTATAACTCTTGCTATCAGTGCAGGTCTAAGCATCCATACAGGTTTAAGAACTTTTTGTAATAAATAATCTTCATACATAGCTCCTAATGTTGTTTGTCCACCAGGTGTTGCTCTACCAGTTCTTGGGTCAGTTTTTAACTTTCTACCACCCATTCTTTTGATTAATCTATTAGTAACTTTTTCAGTAGGTTCATCAATAAAATTTCTAAGATTAGATTTTTTAGTGCCTACAACATTTCTCCATATAGGAAAAAATCTTTCTAGTTCTGAATAGTCAATCAATGTTATGTAATTATCGACATACTCTGAAACCATTTGTGCAGTAGGTACAGCTTCAAATACTGTTTCATCTTTACCAGTTTTTGTTTTAGTTTTTGTTCTTACTTTAAACTTAACTCCTGGGTACGCTAATTGTCTTCCACTTTCTTCTGTAGTGTTGTATCTTCTTAAATCTGACTCATTAGCTAAAAATTCCATAGATTCTTTTATTTCATCTTTAAAATCTCCTAAGTCTGGATTTCTTTCTACAATTTTTTCTCCAACTTCTTTATACACTTCTTTTACTGTTGCCAACATATCTTGTGGATTATCAGTATCTAAAATTTGCTCCATATATTTATTTCTAGAATCATTACTAAATCTTGCAGACTTCATAATGCCATCTAGGTTTCTAGCACTCTCTCCAATATTTTTACCTGATAATTGTTTACCTGGTGCTAAGTCAAAGAATCTACTCATTCTTCTAGGAATAGATGAGCGTAAATCTCCACCTACTCCAATTATTCCTGTGAATAGATTGTCTGCTGCTGTTGAATTAAAAACAGCTGCAACTTTGTTAGCTTGTTCCATAAGTTTTCTAGCTCCACCAACATCAGTATCTTTACCTAATAATTTTTTAGCTATAAGGTTAGAACCTTCTCCCAATAGATTTGGTTGTATAGGTAATTTTAATTGATTACCTTCTGATATAGCTCTTACAACATCATCATTAAGACCATAACGCAATTTCATAGCGTCATCAACACCTGCTAAATTACCATTTTGCATTAGTGATGTTAAAACTGTTTTCATAAAGTTTTTATCGTCAATGACAGTAAGCAACCTAAGTAACTCTACAGGTGCTTTGTTTAATCCTGGCATATCCATCAATGTAGCTAAATCAGCATTAGCAACAAAAGCATCAAGAAGTTTATCTCCTCTTTTAGTATTAAGTACTTGTGTTGCGGTACGACCAAACATTAATTTTCTAGCTTCTTTTGGTGAAATTACTTTTGATGTACCATCTGATAGTTGCATAGTTCCACCCTTAATTGTTTTAACAAATTGATTTATTAGTGGAATGTTCTTTATATCATCTCCAACTTTTGCAGTCTTAAATGCTTGTTGCATACCATCATCAACTAGACTTCTAAGTCCTAACTTTGCACCAGATAAATAACCTAAAGCAGCATTAGTTGGGTCACCAAAGACTCTAAAAGCACCATCTAAAGCAGCAGAACCAATAGCGTATCCTAAATCATCCTTAGTAAAGAATTGACCTGCAACTACTCTACCTGGTGATATGTTTACTTTTCCTGCTTTTCTGGTTTCTGTTTTAAATTGATTTTCTTTTTGCTCAAAGCGTTCTGTTATAGGTACACCATAAATTTCTTCCGCTTCTGAATAAGCATCTCTGTCTGCAAGACCTGACCTTTTTAAATCTTTGTATCCCTGTGTTTCTTCTATTGGTGTTGAAGAAGGAAAATATCCTTGTCCTAAGTTAAGAGGTCTACCTGCTTTTATTTCATCATAGGCTAAGTTAAACTCTGTAGGTCCATAAGCATCTTTGCTTTCTTTATATACATCAGCAAACTTATCTCCTACTAAAGCTCTTCGTACTCTGTCTGCAGCTTTATCTCCATCTACTCCAGGAATAAAACTAGCAGCACCTGTTAACCCACCAATAAATGTGTTAGCAGCAACTGCTTGAAATTTGTTAGTTCCTGTTTCATCTGCAGCAACTACAGAAGATTTAAAGTTTCTTGATATTGGTTGAAACCCAAGGTCTAACATTAGTAAACCTAATTGTGATGCTCTTTTTCTTTTAGATACTGCATTAATAGCTTGTTGATTTTGTTTTATAACAACATTGTTTTGTCTTTCAGCTAACTGTAAAGCTAAATCTGAATCGTGTTGTACACCAAGCATAGCTCCATACATAACAAGTTTTGCATCCATGTTCGGATACGCTCTTGATATGTTTGCAGCGTTTTGTGCTATCTCAGGTGTAACTGTATTTTTAAAAAAGTCTAATTCGTTTAGATTCGCTTTTGTATTATCAGCTAGATATGATTCTAACTCTGGTGGACCAAATAATATTTGTCTGTAGTCTGCCATTAAATACCAAAATAATCTTCAGGGTCTTTCCCTAATTGTGGTTGTGGCACAATATCTTCGGCTAGTAGTTCGTCAAATATAGGGTCGTTAGTTAAGTTTTTTGCTGTTATTAAAAAGTTTTGTAATGTGTTTGTAGGTATAACTCTTGGTCCATTACTACCAGGACCTACAGGTATACCTGCTGTGTTTGGTTCAAATTGTTTAGTTGTAGGTGCTGAGAGGTTCATAGGTTGTGGGATTCTACCGACATTAGGAGGTCCACTTGTTAAAGCAGTTTCTTTGTCAACTGGCGGTGCAGAATCTATTTGCGCTTGTATAGCAGCAGTTTGCCCTGTTGGGTCACCTTCCATTCTTGTAGGTGCAACAATATCTGCAAAAGTTCCTCCGCCTGTCATGTCAGTTTCTTGTGTTAATGCACTTGGTTTTCTACCTCTAGGCATTATCATCTCCTCCATCTACATTAAATCCTAATTTAATATTTATATAAACACCTGGTATTGGTGTAGGAACTATGAAATGAGTTATAGGTACATCTTCTTCTGAAATTAAATCAGTAGTAATGATGGTATCTTCTAGCTCTACATCATCCCAATCTTCACCATTGATAATGTCATAAAATTTCTGATTAATGATATTTTCTTCCATTATGCTCCTTCTGGTTGTGGTTGTTGCCCCAAAGCTCCTAATACTTGTTCTATACCGACTGGTGATTGACCTAAACCCATACCTTGTTCTTGTGGAACTCCTTGTTGTAATAACGCAAGTTCTTCAGGACTTGGTTCTTCACCTTGTGCTGTATAAAATTTATCTAGTATATCTTCCATTTGTGATGGATTCTTTCTTATTTCTATTGCTGCCATTGTAGCTTTATTGTCACCTTGTGCAGCTTGTGCCATCAAAGATTCAAACAAAACAGTTTCTGCTTTTTCAGCATGTATTCTCTGTTGTATCTTTGTAATGTTATCTAATCCATCCATGTTTTCTTGTAATGTTTGTGTATCAATAATGCCTTGTTGTTTTAATTGCAACCCTGTAATTATTTTTTGTGGCTCATCAAATCCTGCCATTACTCCATACACTCGTCTTGTTTCATACATTTCTGATATATCAGTATTAGGTATGTATGTTTCTTTAAAAGCTGTGCCATTGTGCATACCTGCTATTGGTTTACGCTTTGCACTAAACAATGCCTCATCATATTCCAAACGCTTTGAGTCAAGTTGCTCAATAGCTTCTTTTAGTACAGTCTGATATTCTCTAACATGCAAAGATGCAGACTGACCTAGTTCTTCTAATCCTCTACCTGTAACAAATGAGTTAGGTGATTGTCCATCATCAGATACTGGATAAGCTGCACCAAGT